TCATTGAGGCTAAGGCTACAGGAGAACCACTCATGCAAGAGTTCAGACGAATGGGGATTCCTGTCATTCCATTCGTACCATCACGGGGTAAAGATAAACATTCACGAGTTAACGCCTGTGCACCTGTTTTTGAAGGGGGTCAGATTTATTATCCAGAGGGAGAAAAGTATGCTGAAGAAGTTATTGAAGAATGTGCAGCTTTCCCACACGGAGCCAACGACGACTATGTAGATAGCACCACACAAGCTGTGTTAAGATATCGACAAGGAAACTTCATAGAAATGTTAAGTGACTATGAGGAGGAAAGATACAACATTCCAAAGGAGCATAAATATTATGGATAAAAAACCAATCAAAGCAGTGTTAGGTGTTCTTGCACTAGGAGCACTTGGAGCAAAAGCATTTAGTAAAGCAAAAAAGAAAACAGCTATAGCTACACCGAACAATACAGAATATGTAAGTAATAAAAAAAATATGGTTACTGATCTTTATCAGAAAGCCACAAAACAAGAAACAGCAAAGATGAATGTTGGTGGTGAAGTCGAAGTTATGAAGGGTGGAGATTATATTAAAGATCTTATCAAGTAATGGCTGGACTAAAAGAATTAATCGACTCAGGGAAGTTTGAAGATGATAAGACATCTTCAGTTCCAGGAGATAATGACAACAGCTTTGAAAAAGAAAAATATGATCCATCTGCTCTAAAAGGTTTTGCTGGGATGGCAGCCGTGGGTATTGGAGCTGTGGCTGCTAGGAACCCTATCGCAAGAGCTCTTAATAAACTCGTAGGTCTAAGAAAACCAAAGCTAAGCGTATCACGAACCACGGCACCAGTTGATGAAGTAGAAGAAGTTTTAACAATAGCTCCAACAAAAATTGAAAGAGGTCAATTGATGAAGAGACCTCAGATAACTCAACAAGAACAAATCAGACAAGAAGCAATAGCAAGATCGAATGAATTAAAAAAAATTGCTTATCTACAACCTCTATCCAGAGGAGGTAAGACAAACAGAATAGGTTCATCTTTGTATGATTACATTGCAAGACACCCGGTTTCAGGTGCAAGAAAAGCTGATGAGTGGATCAAAGATTTAAAATCTACAGGCCCTGGATCATTTAAAACAGGTAATCCTGATTTTAAAAATATTTCACAAGCAGTAAAGAAAGAAGAGATGTGGGATTCAAATTTACTTCAACTAAATAAACAAGGAGAAGTAGTAGGAGGCTTTCTTAAAACAGCAGCTGAAAAAGGTTTGCCACTAAGTAAAATGGATTTACTTTACATTGTAGAAAAGGCTCCTGTTAATAATCTTAAAATGAGAAAACTAACAACTAATGTAAAACTTGTTGATGAGGCAGAAGATGTTACTCGACAAATGAATTTAGGTTTACAAGATTTAAGAGATAAGGTTGTTGCCAAAGGTGGTGACGAAGCAGGTGATATAGTTACTGATATTGCTGCTACACAAAACTCTCTTTTAAAAATTAATTCTAGATTAACAAAACAATTTAGAAGTGTTGATGGTGATGACTATGATGACTTTTCAAATATATTTGCAAGTGATATTCAAGCTTATAAAAATTTAGCTCAAAAGGCACGAGGACTTGGAGTTGCTGTAGATGCAAATGAAGTTACAAGAATTACAACTTTAGCTTCGAACAAAGATAGAGAATTATCAAGATTATTTAGTTTACAAAAACAACAGGGTTACTTACCTAAGTATGGTTCTTATAACGAGTACAGAATTAAGGGTGGTGATGAATATTTTGAAAACGTTGTGTATTACCCTAAACCATTACCAATGGGTCAAAGACTAGGATCAGAATATAATAAACACTACACAAGTGAGTATGGTGCTACGAAAGCGATACCGAACCAGGTGTATCATACAAGAGGAAGTATAAGAGCAGGTGGTACCAATCAAAATCAAAAAGTGATGATGATTGATGAGATACAATCTGACTATCATCAAAAACTTAGAAAGGTAAATCCTACTAGAGAAAAAGTTGTAAATGCTTTTGGTAATGAAATAGAATTTTTTTCTGCAAACAGAAAGCTTGATAAGATTGTAGAAGAGATGATGGATATTTCAAAAAGAGGTACAGCTAAAACAGCAGAAGATCTTGCACGATTTAAAAAATTATCTTCTGACTTTGATGAGCTAAAAAACAATTCTTTAAACTTAGCTAATATTACAAAAACACAAGCGGGAGATGGTATACCTTTTTTACCTTTGTATGGAAAAGAAAATTGGGGAACACACGCATTGAAGAACCAAATTAAAGATGCAGCGGATAGAGGTATTGATTGGGTAGCTATATCTCCTGTTGAATATCTACACCATGCGAAGAGAACAAAATATTTAGGTGACTTAGAATTTTATGGTAACAGATTTGGAAAAGCAGGATTCAAAGGTTACGGTGGAAGACAAGGCGTTGTAAGAAAAAAAGGTAATGATGTAGAGGAACCAATACAAGGTATGACGGATCCAAATAAAAAAGCGACGTTACCTGCAGCTATGGAGAAACTCGCAAAACAATATAATTCAGAAGTAAAAACGATTCCTGTAGCAAAATCAGACCCAAACAAACCTTTCAAAGTAGTAACTAAAGTTGACAATACTAAAAAGGTTTATGGTCTCAATCCAGACAAAGCAGGTACAGAACACATGGCTGCTTTCAGAACATTAAAAGAAGCTGAGAACTATAAATCTAGATATGGTGGTGAAGTCATTGAAATGCAGGCGGGTGATACTAGATTATATCTTGATGCTTTTGCAATTAAAGTAAGCCCTGAAATGGCTACTAAACCCTTCAAAGCATATCAGACTGGTGGACTAGTCGTAAATATATTTGCATGATAAGATAATCCTGTTATAACAAAGGAGATAATTATCATGGCAAGTAAAAAACTTAAAAAAGCCATCATGGCAGGTGTTCTTGGCGTAGCTGGAGCAAAAGCTCTAAGGCAAGCAGGCGAGATGAAAACATACCTAGCTGAAGAAGGTGGTGCTAAACAAAAAATAAACTATATAACAAAAAAATCAAAACCCGTTAAAAAGAATTTTATGGGTAAAGTTAAGGACGCTGTAAACGTATACAAAGAAAAAGGTTTCAAAACACCTCCTGGACCAAATGCTACATCTAAAAAAGGTGGAACATTAGCTGGAAATTATGGAGGAGCTTTTGATTATTTTGACTTTAATACAGGTGGCTCTGCTACTAAAATGATTAAAGCAAGAGGTGGAAAATTAGTTAATTTGAAACCAACAAAAATGTCCTAAGTATGGCTGAAGTAGAAAAACAAAATGAACTTCCTGAAGAAGTTGAGTCAGCAGAAGTTGATATAGAAGTTGAGGGTACTGAGGAGGAAACTCCAGAGGAAGAACAACCCGAAGAAGATTTTTATAGAAACTTAGCTGAGGACATGGATGAACGTGTTCTTGGTCGTATGTCTGCTCAACTAATTCAGGATTATAAAAAAGATAAAGTTTCAAGATCAGATTGGGAACAAGCTTACACACAAGGTTTAGATTTATTAGGATTTAAATATGTAAATGCTACTAGACCTTTCCAAGGTGCAAGTGGTGTTACCCATCCACTTTTATCTGAAGCTGTAACTCAGTTTCAAGCACAAGCTTACAAAGAATTATTACCAAGTGATGGTCCTGTAAGAACAGCTATCATTGGTGCACAAACAAAAGAAGTTGAAGATCAAGCTACACGTGTAAAAGATTTCATGAACTACATGTTAATGGAGCAAATGGACGAATACACACCAGACACAGATCAATTATTATTTTATTTACCACTAGCTGGATCAGCATTCAAAAAAATTTACTTTGATGAAATCAAACAAAGAGCAGTTGCAAAATTTGTACCTGCAGAAGATTTAATTGTTCCTTACTATGCAACAGATTTAAAAGACTGTGAGAGAATTACACACATCGTTAAGATGTCGGAGAACGATGTTCTAAAACAACAGAAAGCAGGATTCTATAGAGATGTAGAATTAATAGCTAAGCAATCAGAGAAAAGTCCAATACAAGATAAATTAAATGAACTTGAAGGCGTCAAACCTGCAGGGGAAAAAGAATACCAATATAATATTTTAGAAATGCATGTAGATTGTAACCTAGAAGAGTTTGAAGTCGAGAGTTCTGAAAAAAAAGTAAAACTTCCATACATTGTTACAATTGATGAAGGCTCAGGACAAATTTTATCTATCTACAGAAACTATAATCAAGATGATGATACAGAAGCAAGGAAAGAATACTTCGTACATTACAAGTTTTTACCTGGTCTAGGGTTCTATGGCTTTGGTTTAATACATATGATCGGTGGATTATCGAGATCTGCAACACAAGCATTAAGACAATTGCTTGATGCAGGTACTTTAGCGAACCTTCCTGCGGGATTTAAGTCTAGAGGTATAAGAATTCGTGATGATGACCAACCTTTTCAACCTGGAGAGTTCCGAGATGTCGATGCACCCGGTGGAAATATCAAAGATCAGTTCCAAATTTTACCTTTCAAAGAGCCAAGTGCAACTTTATTTCAACTTTTAGGCTTCGTAGTTCAAGCAGGACAGCGTTTTGCAGCTATTGCAGACATGCAAATGGGTGAAGATGCACAAAATAGAGCTGTTGGAACTACAATTGCACTCTTAGAACGTGGTTCTAGAGTGATGAGTGCTATTCATAAGCGTTGTTACTATGCAATGAGACAGGAATTTAGACTTTTAGCAAAAGTTTTTGCAGATTATCTACCTCCTGTGTACCCATATGCAGTTACAAACGCAGATAGATTTGTAAAACTTGCAGATTTTGACGATAGAGTCGATGTAATTCCTGTTGCTGACCCAAATATCATGAGTATGGCTCAAAGAGTTACATTAGCAAACGAAAATTTAAAAATTGCCATGTCAAATCCACAAATGCACAACTTAAGAGAGGCATACAGAAGAGTTTATGAAGCTTTAGGTACAAAACACATCGATGCATTGTTAAAACCTGAGCCAATGCCTCAACCTGAGGATCCAGCGACTGAAAATGCTAAGGCTTTACAGATGCAAATGCTAAAAGCTTTCCCTCAACAAGATCATGAGTCACATATCGCTGCACACAGAGCGTTTATGGCTTCAAGAATGGTACAAATAAATCCAATGGTCTATGCTTTGTTACAAGGACATATATCTGACCATATTGCTTTGATGGCACATGGTGAAATTGGAGATATGGTTCAAAATTCACCTGAAATGGTTCAACAAGCACAAATGGATCCAGATGGATTTAAAATATTATTTGATTCAATGGTTGCAAAAAGAATTGCAGAGATCACAACTAGACTAGCACAAGAAGAACAAGGACAAAAACAAGATCCTCTTGTTGCATTGAAACAAAGAGAATTAGATTTAAGAGCTTTGGATATGCAAAGAAAAGCTCAAGAAGCAATGATGCAAGAAGAAAGAAAAGCTGGTGAGTTTGAAGAGAGAATCGACCTAGATAAAATGAAGTTAGAGTCAGCTGAAGAACAAGCTGGAGAAAGAATCAGAATAGCTGAAGAAAAAATTGATTTAAATAGGGAGAAACAAAGTGGCAATCAAGAAAAGAAAAATTAAGGGCTATAAAGGCGGAGGCATGGATGCCTCAAAAGCAGATTTTAGTTCCCCATCAACAAACACTGCCAACAAAGGATCTGACCATTCGCATTCAAGATTCGAATCAGGTTCTGGATATTATGGAGAACCAGTAACAAATAAGGGTGGTGCGGGAACTACTAAAACAAACGTACCTCCTGCAGGCAGTCAAAATACAAATACAAATACAAATACAGGATCAAAGACTACTTTCATGCCTATCACATTACAGCTTGCAAAAAAATTAGTATTTGATCCGATACAAAAACGTTCAAGACAACAAAAAGCAAAGGGTGAAACTTTTTT